CTACATACGACTCTGCTGCTTCTCCGTATGCACACGTTTGACTATCTTATAAATCCATTGCAGCGTCAGATTATATTTCTTCGCTAATTCGGCGTAGTTGCGCCCATCGCACTCGCTATAGATTTGGTAGTCACGCTCCGATGCTCGTCCGGAGATCCCCTTAGGGAAATAAATGCTTTGCCCACCCCAGTTGCGCATCATTCGATCGGCAATGGCAAAACCCACATTTTCTGCCGATGAGCTGTCCAGATTAATGCTCTCAATCAGAACTTGCGATGCATGAAAAGCCAGGTCGTTAATGATCTCCGGTGTCCGGGCCATCTCTTTTGATTTTCGTATCATTTTTCATCTCCATATATCTTGCATCCTGTATAAGACCCGATGCGTGTAAAACCACGGATATACGCTAAACAGTTGTTATTACTGTTACTCAATACATTCAACAAACAAATAAACAATTATCAGAAGTATAAAACTTTAATATCAATGAACTTCATAAATTCACAAAATAAATATATTGCTTGCGTTATGTTTCTTGCCAACAGGAGTACCATTTTACACGATGCTGTATGTGTATACAGTATTATTTTTACCTGTAGTGTAAAAATAACGTTCTCCTCACAGTCGCTAAATTTCTTAAACAAACTTTAAAAATCAAATAACTATCGACTACCTCTACGATCCACCATCATCTTTCCCCTGCATAATGACGCGCTTATTCTCCAGGTCAACTTTTACTCTTTTATTGATGGGGGGATTTATTAGCGGGCATGTTCATTTATAGAGAATCTATTTTTTAAAGTTATTTATTAAAGCCTTTTTCATTCTTCACTGGAGGGTTCTGACGACACTAAACGCTCACTTATGAGGAGATATCGTATGAAAAAAATCACATTTCCCCGGCTTTCCGGTTGGCTGGCTGCAGCCATTGCTCTGATTGCATTGATCGGCTGGACCTCTTCAGCACAAATCCCGGTCGTCATTTATAAACTAAGCCTGGTTTCGCTTTCCGCAGTACTGGGATACTGGCTCGATCGCAGTTTGTTCCCCTGGGCACGACCTGACTCTTTTTCCCCCTGGAAGGAGCCGCGTTGCTGCGCGGCGGCAATGATTCGTCGGGCTATCATCGTTGCTGCCGTCTGCCTTTCCGTCGCGTTAGGGCTATAGTGATGTGGCTGAAATATATCGTGTCTATGATTATTTTCGTTCTTTTCCCGCTTAACGCCTCTGAACCGCCGCGAGCCTCTCTGGCATGGCGAAACGAACTAATTCGTACCGCTCGAGAAGTCTGGGGACTGAACGCCCCAGTGGCTGACTTTGCCGGGCAATTACATCAGGAGTCTGCCTGGCTGCCAATGGCACGTTCCCCTGTTGGCGCGCAGGGTATGGCGCAATTTATGCCTGCTACAGCGACATGGATAAGCCAGTTGTATCCACAACTGCGTGAAAACAAACCGTATAACCCAACCTGGGCAATTCGCGCGCTGGTGCAATATGACCAGCATTTGTGGAAAAACATCTCTGCGAAAAATGATTGTCAGCGTATGGCATTTACCCTAAGCGCCTATAACGGCGGTCAGGGATGGGTTAACCGGGATAAAAAACTGGCTGCATCCAAAGGGTTAGATGCCACTATCTGGTTTGGTCATGTCGAGCAAGTCAACGCCGGGCGCAGCCCCTCGAACTGGCGAGAAAATCGTCGCTACCCAAAGATGATTCTCTATCAACACGCCGCCCGCTATTTACTCTGGGGACAGGCAAGCTGTCTTCACTAATCAGAGGGGCCGATGAAACTCAGTATCGATTTTTGGGAAGTGATCTCCCTTATGCTTTCCTTCGTTGGATTAATATTTGCTGCCGGAAAATTGCTGTTAGCACAAATTGAAAAACGACTTAATGAACGTTTTGAGTCTCTGGAAAATGCCCGCAGGGAATCAGAAACAAGTTGGTCGAAACTGGAAAGAGAATTTCTCGAATTTCGTGCCGAGCTTCCGCTGCATTATGTCCGCAGAGAAGATTATCTTCGTGGGCAAGCTGTATTAGAAGCAAAGCTGGATGCCTTATATAGCAAAATCGAGCTGTTACAACGTGGCAGCTATACTCTAAATAATTCGAGTTGCAGGAAGGCGGCAAGCGAATGAATCTCCAGGAGCTTACATAAGTAAGTGACTGGGGTGAGCTAACGCAGACGCAGCACATGCAACTTGAAGTATGACGAGTATATTAAATACATCCCCACCTTTAGGTAAGCGTGGGGATTTTTATAGTCATTCAATTTTTTCTCTAAATCACATTAAAAGATTCTTCACCTTCACTGCTTCAGAATACATTTCAACGATAACGAAGTGAGCGGTAATTAAGGTACACCTCATATGAAAACTTTATCTGTAATGAATTATGTCGTGGTTAAATTACGTATTCGGCATCCTGAAATGGACATATTTATTTCATCTACGGACGCCCAAAAATATATTCCACAGACACAGCAAATTGCGGTGATTATTAATTATAGCGGTTCTGTCTTTACCACGCCCGAAAGCAGTGATGCCATTGTGCAACAGCAAATACTCCGCTTAACCGCCACCGTTATTGTTGGCAAAAATTGTGACGCGTTAAACGCACTGGATCGCATACGCAGCACATTGGGTGGCCTTCAGCTTCCTGATTGCGATCGTCTTCTTTGGCTTGAAAAAGAAACTAATACGGGTGAGAGCGGCGGTTTCTGCCGCTACATCCTGGAAATGGCGACCAGCTCGCTGTTTATCGCTGAACAGGAAAGCACGGATCTTCCCCTGCTTACGGAAGTTAATTACGAGGAAACTGAATGAAATACATCTACAACGGCCCGGCAAGCGGCGTCACCCTTGCCGACGGACAAGAAATCTTATTGTGGCCGAACAGTGAAATTGATCTGCCAGAAGACAACGAGTGGGTCATGACCATGATTGCCCGCAATCACCTGACTCCTGTCATCACTCAGGAAGAACAAAACAACGCAGAGGAAATTGTACATGGCAGCTAATTACCTGCACGGTGTAGAAACCATTGAAATTGAAACCGGCCCGCGTCCGGTTAAAGCGGTAAAATCCGCCGTCATCGCTTTAATCGGTACGGCCCCCTGTGGTCCGGTAAACAAACCAACATTATGCCTTTCTGAAAGCGATGCCGCGCAGTTTGGCGCAGGCATGGCTAACTTTACGATCCCGCAAGCGCTGAAGGCAATTTATGACCACGGCGCCGGTACGGTGGTGGTGATTAACGTACTAGATCCGGCAAAACATGGCTCCAGCATCAGCAATGAGAGTATCACTTTTGATGCTAACAACCAGGCGAGACTCGCTCACCGCAATGTGCGTAACGTGGTACTAAAGCCCTCTTCATCAAATTCAACAACCTATAACACCGCAGCATTTAGCGTAGATGAACAAACAGGCATAATTACCCGAAAAGGAGCCGACATTCCTCCTGGGGCAAAAGTTTGCGCCTATTATTCCTGGTGCGATCCTACAAAGGTTACCGCAGCCGATATTATCGGTGCCGTTAATACCGCAGGCGATCGCACGGGGATGAAACTGCTACAGGACACTTATAACCTGTATGGTTTCTACGCCAAAATCCTGCTTGCTCCCGTTTTCTGTACGCAAAAATCGGTGACTACTGAGCTAATTGCACAAGCGGAAAAACTCGGTGCTATCGCCTACATTGACGCCCCAATCGGTACTACATTCCAGCAGGTGTTAGCTGGACGCGGTTCGCAAGGCGCAATCAACTTCAACACCAGCTCTGACCGTGCGCGTTTGTGCTATCCGCACGTCAAAGTTTATGACGGCGCAACCAACCAGGAAATTCTCGAACCGCTCTCTTCGCGCGCTGCCGGGCTGCGTGCCAAACTGGACGTGGAGAAAGGTTTCTGGTGGAGCAACTCAAACCAGGAAATTCAGGGTATTACCGGTATCGAACGTTCACTTTCCGCGATGATCGATGACCCGCAAAGTGAAGTGAATCAGCTCAACGAAAACGGCATTACCACTATTTTCAATAGTTACGGCTCTGGTCTGCGTTTATGGGGCAACCGCACTGCAGCATGGCCGACCGTGACCCATATGCGTAACTTTGAGAACGTTCGCCGCACGGGTGATGTGATTAACGAGTCGATCCGCTATTTCAGCCAACAGTATATTGATATGCCTATTAATCAGGCACTTATTGACGCGCTAACCGAATCGGTAAATACCTGGGGCCGAAAACTGATTGCCGACGGCGCACTGCTTGGCTTTGAGTGCTGGTACGATCCGGCGAGAAATTCACCGACTGAACTCAGCGCCGGGCATTTATTGCTGAGCTATAAATTCACCCCGCCGCCGCCGCTGGAACGTCTGACGTTTGAAACTGAAATTACTTCTGAATACTTAGTCTCTCTGGAGAGCAATAGCTAATGGCTGGAAAAATTCAAATTAATCGTATTACCAATGCCAATATTTATCTCGATGGTAATAACCTTTTAGGTCGTGCAACCGAAATTAAATTGCCGGATGTCAGTTTAATTATGCAAGAGCATAAGGCACTGGGCATGGTGGGTAAAATCGAACTCCCGGCTGGTTTCGATAAACTGGAGGGGGAAATTAAATGGAACTCCTTTTATCATGACGTCATGCGTAAAACGGCAAATCCGTGGCAGGCGGTAGCATTACAGTGCCGCTCCAGCATTGATTGCTATAACTCCCAGGGGAAAGCGAATCAATTAGCATTAGTGACACATTTAACCGTGATGTTTAAAAAGAATCCACTGGGCACATTTAAACAGAATGAAAACCCGGAATTCAGCAGCGCCTTTGGCTGCACTTATATTAAACAAGTAGTCGATGGCGAAACACTGCTGGAACTGGATTACCTGGCGAATATTTTCCGCGTTAACGGCGTGGATCAATTAAGTACCTATCGCAATAACATCGGTGGTTAAGTTATTCGGGGCTACCGCCCCGAACTTCGCAAAATAAATAAGGATACAAAATGACAGAACACTATATCTTACAGTTTCCGTTTACTTCAGCGGCGGGAGACGTAATTAACACTCTGCAATTACGTCGCCTGAAAGTAAAAGATATGCGCAACGCACGCCGAATCAGCGAAAAGCCAGAAGAATGGGATGAACCGCTGATGGCGGCGATGACCGGACTGGTGCCGGAAGATTTAGCTGAAATGGATTTGCTGGATTACCAGGCGTTGCAGAAACGATTTCAATCCATGCTTAGCGTGGCTACAGAATCCTCCCTTGCTATGGCAGGCAATGGCGCTACTGGCGAGATGGTTTCGCTTTCCGCCCAGTGAGATCGACGCGCTCACAATAGATGACTTTAGCAACTGGCTGGATGAAGCCAGCGCTCAAATAAAGATCGAATATGACTCGCAGACCTGATGTCTGCGAGTTCTTTAAAGCCCGCCAGGTTTATTTCTTCCCTGCCCATTTTTCAGAAAACTAACCAGCGGGCCATCACCAATCTATAAGAGAAACAATTTTGGCCAACGATATTATTACCCTGCTTCAGACGCGTAATGAGACGTTGACGCAGGCAATAGCCCGTTACGGCTCACTCAACGCCAGAACATTGTTAGCTCTCTCTTCTCAGCAAGCGACAGTAATCAAACTAACGCAGCAACTTGCCGATTCTGCTCTCCGCCTGGAGGAAAATAGCCGGAACCGCGCTGATCTGATGGAGAAAACCCAAACATTTGCCGGGCAATTTAACAAGGTATTCAATGTTGAAGCCCCTGACTGGAAGTTGCCGTATGAGTTTCAGGACAACATGGTCAATATAGCGACCAAAGGTGGGATGAATGATACAACCAGCGTGACGCTCAGCCTTAACCTGCGCGACTGGAGCATGGATTTTAACCAGCAGCAGACCACATTACAGAACGCAGCCCAAACGCTGATCGAAGGCAATTTGTCGTCGTTGCAGGATCTCAACCGTTATATGCCGGAGATCGCCAAAGCTGCCACCGCCACACGCGAAAGTGCTGAAACATGGGCGAATGCCGCGCTCACAACTCATGATCGCCTGAATATTGCGCCAGAAAATTTCCACGCCGCGCAAAACATGATGTACGACATTAGCAAAAGCGGTGGGCCTGCCGTTGCCGAGCAAACGCAGTGGATAGACAAATTTGCAGGTAAAACGGGTGCGCAAGGTTTAGAAGGTATGGCTGAACTGACCGCCACAATGCAGATCGCCATGAAAAACGGTGCCAGCGCCAGTGCGGCGGCGGAGAATTTCGACCACTTTCTGCAAACCACCTTTTCGAAAAAAACCGATAACTGGTTCGCCAGCCAGGGCGTCGATCTGCAAGGCTCTCTGCTTGAACATCAGCAAAACGGCATGGGTGTTAGCGAAGCCATGACTCATATCGTGCAAATGCAGCTTGAGAAGATGAATCCGGCGATCCTCGGCACCTTCAAACGCACCATGCAGATTGAGGATTTATCTGCTCGCGGCAATGCACTGCAATCGATGGTGACGCAATTTAATCTGGGTGAAATGTTCGGCGATGCACAAACTGTGGAATTCCTGGCTCCTATGTTGGCGAATATGGAAGAGTATCGCCAGTTAAAAACTTCCGCCATGCAAGCCAGCAGCAAGAATCTGATTGACTCCGACTTTTCTGCGCAGATGGCCTCGCCTATTGAACAGACTAAAGCGTTACAGCTGGCGTTAAATGATTTATGGCTCAGCATTGGCTTGCAATTAATGCCGCTGATTGGCGAGCTGGCGCAAAGCCTTACGCCAGTGATTCGCCAGTTCAGCGCCTGGATACGTGAACACCCGGCGCTGGTGCAAAACATTGCGAAAATCGTCGGGGCGATTTGGCTGTTTAACGGCGCACTGAATGTTTTAAAGCTGGGCGCGAACTTCATCGCCTCGCCGTTTATTCGTCTGGTCGATATCTTCCTGAAAGTCAGGGCAAGTCTGGCGCTCACAGGCGCAGCGAGTAAGGTACTATCGGCGGTTAAGTCATTGGGTGGCGGCGCAAAATGGCTATCGCTACTGCTTGGTCGTGGCCTAATCGGAGCATTGAAACTGGTTGGTTTAACCGTTCTCTCGCTAGGCCGGGTGTTATTGATGAATCCCATTGGTCTGGTCATCACTGCGATTGCGGGCGCCGCTTATCTGATTTATCGCAACTGGGAGCCTATCTCAAGGTTCTTTTCGACCATCTGGCAACGTATCACCACGGCCTTTGACGGTGGCATTGCAGGAATTTGCCGGTTGATTCTCGACTGGTCGCCGCTGGAGTTGTTCTATAGCGCCTTTTCCAGTGTGATGAATTGGTTTGGCGTTGAGATGCCAGCGAGTTTTAGCGAGTTCGGCAGCAATCTTCTGGGCAGTCTGGTTGACGGCATAATGAATGCCTTCCCCGCTCTGAAAGGCATTATTGATCAGGTCAAAAACGTCTTACCGGACTGGCTAAAAACCACGATGGGTATTAGCACAGAAGGATCGGCTACGGCTGTTACAAGCACGACGAATACCGCATCCGTCTCCCCCGCAACCGTTGTTCCAGGCGTTGCCGGTGCAATTTTAACACCTCTGGTGGGCAAACAACTCGCGCCCCCCAGCAAAACGACAACGCCGCCATCGGCACCAGCGGCAAAAAATACAGCCACCAACCCCGCATCGGCTTCTTTACCTGGTAAATCCGTAACCAAACCGGCGACGCTACCTTCCCGTTCCTCAGGAAAAGTTCAGGTGAATTTTTCGCCACAAATTACCGTGCAGGGTAACGGACAAAACACCACTAAAGACATTCAGAACGTGTTGACGATGAGTAAACGCGAACTGGAAAGAATGATTAACGACGTAATGGCGCAACAACAGCGCCGGGGGTATGCCTGATGTATGCCGTTTTAGGAGAGATTGAATTTAAGGTTGTCACATTCTGGGACGGCTTTAAAAGCACAATGGGCGTGGATTACGCCACTCATGCCCGTATAGAGGGCAAACCCGGCGTGCAGTTTATTGGCGATAAGCTGGATATGCTGGCGCTGGAATTTTCTCTGCACAGCCAGTTTTGCCAGCCCACAACAGAGCTGAATCGACTGCGTGAAGCCATGCTTGCGCACAAAGCGATGGCACTGGTATTTGGCAATGGCGATTATCGCGGCTGGTTTGTGATTACAGAGTTAACCGCCACCCACCAGCACACCGATCCCTGGGGCAATGTGATTGCCCAAAGCGGAACGATGTCGCTCCAGGAGTACACTGGCGCTCCTAAAAATCCACTCTTACCCCCGGCGATTACCGCCCAGGAGCCCAACATCGAGGAAAAGGCGAGCGATTTTCCAGACATGGTGGAGTCCTGGTTTGATCAGATATTAAACGCCATTGAAGAAGGTATGCGTAAGGCTAAAGAGATGCTGGATGAACTGACTCAAGCCATTGAAGATATTAAAAAAACAGTGGCAAAGGTCAAAGCACTAATTAAAGAGGCCAAAGCGTTAAAAGAAAAGTGTGAAAAGATAATTACGTCGTTGAAAAAAACAATCGACGCCATCGAAACCCTGTTTAAACAACCAATAGATCTGCAAACGCTGGCAGGACTCCCAAAAGCGTTGTCGGCGCAGATTAAAGCTTTACTGGGTAACATGCCAGGTATCCGGGACTGCGCCAATGACGCCAGTACGCTGGTTGACCATGCTCAGGCGCTTTTCGACGACATTACCAGCGACATCGCCGAAGCGACGTTTGATAAAGCCGCAGCGTTGGTTGATCAGGCACGAACAACGGTACAACAAACCACTCCAGCAGTGAGCCAGCTTGCTGCCGCGACCATTACGAGGAGCTGGTGATGCGATACCTTGAACATATCACCACCGACGGCGAACGCTGGGATAATCTGGCATGGCATTACTACGGCGATGCGCTGGCTTATGAACGTATTATCGCCGCCAATCCACATGTCGCCATTTACCCGGTACTGCCTTCCGGTATTCAGCTCATTATTCCGGTCATTTCCGTCAACAAAACCTTATCGGAGATCCCACCATGGCTGAGATAAGCGTATCTGGTGGCGTCTTTGCCACGCTTGCGCCCATTTTTACCCTCTGGTATGGGCATAAAGATATCACTTATGACATCACGCCCTATGTCACCAGCATCAGTTACCACGACAGCATCAAAAACGAGTCGGATACCATCGCGATTACCCTGGATGATACCGATGGACGCTGGATAAAAGAGTGGTATCCCGGCAAAGGCGATACGCTGGCGCTGCATATGGGTTATCAGGGGGAGAAGCTTCTCGATTGCGGTCAGTATATTATTGATAAAATTGATATTTCAGCGCCACCTTCCACGGTAAATATTGATGGCATCGCCACTTCCGTCAATCAGGCGCTGCGCACCCGTAACAGCCAGGGTTTTGAAGAAACGACGCTTTCGGCTATTGCCAGCCGTATCGCGCAAACTCACGGTCTGAAGCTGGTGGGCAAAATCGAACCGCTGACGATTGACCGGGTGACACAGTATGGCGAAACCGATGTCGGATTTCTCAAGCGTCTGGCCAGTGAATATGGCTATGCCGTAAAAGTGACGACAAAAGAGCTTATTTTTTCACATCTGCCGACGTTACGCTGCCTGGCGCCAGTGAAAAGCATCGACCGCAAAGAGGTTTCCCACTTCACCTTCAAAGACACCATTAATCGCATCTACAAGAACGCCACCGTACAACATCAAAACAGTAAGAAAAAAGAGTTGGTTATCTACACACATGACAGCCAGCAAAAACCGTCCGCCCGTGGAGCAGGCACCAGTGCCGACACGTTAAAACTCAATAGCCGGGCGCCGGACGTTGGCGCGGCACAGGCAAAGGCCAACGCTGCACTCAACAGCCACAACGAATATCAGCAAACCGGAACGCTAAAGATGATGGGCTGCCCGGAACTGACGGCAGGCAATAAAATCGAGCTAACCGATTTTGGTGTGCTTTCCGGTCAGTGGCTGATTGATAAATCTACTCACAGTTTTGTGCGCAGCGGCTATACCACTGAAATCGACGTTTCGCGCGGGCCAGCGACCAGCCAGTAAGGAGGCAATATGAAAGGAGTAACCCGGCAAACGGGGATTATCAGCGATATTGACGAAACCAGCGTTCGGGTGCGGGTCACGCTGCCAGAGTGTGACAATCTGAAGAGCAACTGGCTTGCGGTACTTCAACGCAATTCCCAGGACAATAAAGACTACTGGCTACCGGATATGGGCGAGCAAGTGGAAGTTCTGCTGGACGATAACGGTGAAGATGGCGTGGTGCTGGGCGCAGTTTATTCTACGGTTGACACCGCGCCAGTGGCCTCGCGCGACAAACGTTACGTCCAGTTTTCTGATGGCGCAGCGTTTGAATATGACCGCAGCACCCACCAACTTACGATTAACGGCGGTATCGAGAAAATCGTGATTGAGGTTATCGACAGTACCCGCCTGACATCGCCCAACATTGAGATTAAAGCCCAACAGGTCAGCGTGACTTCCGATACCGTCGATGTTAAAGCGACCGATGTCAACATCGACGCCACTGAGGTCAATGTTAAAGCGGCAGCAGTGACGGTAGATGCGCCCATAAGTACCTTTACTGGTAACGTCACGGTAATGAAAAAACTCACCTGGCTTGGCGGGATGGCAGGAAGTGGAGGCATCGGTAACGCCGCCACGATAACCGGCAATGTCAACGTGATCGGCAACGTTCAGGCCAGCGGCACATTGCAGGACAGCGGAGGCAACTCAAACCACCATTCACACTAACTTTTAACCCGCCTGATGGCGGGTTTTCTCTTTTTAATCAATCAGTTTTCTAAATCGCTTTAATATCGCCACTGCCCGTTCAGGGCGAAAATACCCTCATGAACACAAAAACAAGACCCTCAACGCTGCACTGGCAACCAGCCTTGCAGCGGCCTGAAGAATACGTCTGCGGGCAGGATGATATTCACCAGGCAATACACATCATTCTGCGTACACCGCGCGGCAGTGATCCCCACAGACCGCTGTTTGGCAGCAACTTGTGGCACTACATCGATTACCCCATCGAGCGGGCAATCCCGCATGTGGTACGGGAGTCGGTGGAAGCCATCCGCCAGTGGGAACCGCGATGCCGGTTGCTGAAGGTGACACCAGTAATCGACGGTGAACATCTGACGTTACGTGTGCAATGGCGCGCCGCTGACGGTGTTATCAACTCAACGGAGGTGTTATGGCGATAGCCGAACCCAATTTTATTGACCGCGATCCTGCGCAAATTACCAGTGAGATGATTGCGCAATACGAAGATGCCAGCGGTAAAAAACTCTACCCGGCACAGGCCGAGCGGTTGCTTATCGACCTGTTTGCCTATCGTGAAAACCTTGTACGCATCGCCATTCAGGAAGCGGCGAAACAAAACCTGGTCGCGTATTCCCGCGCGCCAATGCTGGATTATTTAGGTGAACTGGTGGGCGTTCACCGTTTACCTGCACAACCGGCAAAAACGACGTTGCAGTTTTCGGTCGTCAGTACATATGCCAGCAATATCCTGATTCCCCAGGGGACGCGGGCCAGTGCCTCTGATAGCGTGATGTTCGCCACCGATGAAGATGTTCTGCTTCCGGCGGGAAGTTTGCATATCGCCGTTCCTGCCACCAGCCTCGCAACAGGTGAACAGGGTAACGGCTGGCAGCCTGCACAAATTAGCGCACTTGTCGACAGGATTGGTCATTATGACATCAACGTAACCAACCTGACTGCGTCAACGGGCGGCTGCGGTGAGGAGAGCGATGAGGCATTGCGCCAGCGTATCCAACTGGCACCAGAAAGCTTCAGCAATGCAGGCAGCTATGGCGCATACCGCTTTCATACGCTTTCTGTTAGCCAGTCGATTATTGACGTTGCAGTACTGGGACCAGATGAGGGGTTGCCAGAAGGCTGCGTGGAGATCTACCCGCTAACGCTGAATGGCCTGCCGGGCGTGGAACTGCTCGTGCAAATCGAACAGGAAGTTAGCAAGGAGAAAAAACGTCCGCTGACCGACAAAGTGAGTGCGAAATGCGCTCTTCGAGTACCGTATGAGATCCGTGCGCAGCTAACGCTGTTTACCACCGCCGATCAGGAGACAACGCTGGCTGCGGCGCGTAAAGCGATTAGCCTCTGGACGCAACAGCGGCAGAAACATCTGGGACAGGACATTGTGCCAAACCAGATAATCAAAGTGTTACAGGTCAATGGCGTCTATGACGTTGTGCTGAACTTGCCTACAAAACGCATTTTGCAGGCACATGAGTGGGCGGAATGCACCGCAATAGACGTCACGATTGCCGGAGTCAGCGATGGATAAATTGCTGCCGCCACCGCCGCTTGCCAGCGATGAGCGTTTTTCGATTCTGGCAAATATCGCCGCCGAGCGTTTTGCCCAACTCGATCTGACGGCGTTGATGGTTTATCTGGTCGACCTGGTTGATGCTTCGGCTTTGCCTACGCTTGCAGAACAATTTCACGTTCAGGGGCTGGAAGGTTGGTTATTTACCACCGATGAGCGGGAGAAGCGCGAGTTAATTAAGCAAGCCATTGAGCTGCATAAATATAAAGGAACAATTTGGGCGGTACGGCAGGTACTGGAAATACTCTCGCTACCCGGAACTATTTCCGAATGGTTTGAATATGGCGGGAAGGCTTATTTTTTTAAGGTTGATATAGAGCTGGTGGATAAAGGCATGGATGAAAACCTTTTCAATAATCTGGTAGAACTCATTCATGAATATAAAAACACACGTTCAAAACTGGAAGCATTAATTGTCTGGATCATTAACCAAAGTGCTATTCCTGTTATTGGTTGTGCACTTTATGGTGGTGAACTGACGACGGTTTTACCTTTCCAGATAAGGGAAGTACAGCAAAACACATCAATTTATTACGGAACAGGGCAATGGAGCCTTGAAATTACATCTATTTACCCGGAGTGATTATGGATAATGAGTTTTATACTCTGCTCACCAGCAGGGGGATGGCAAAAATTGCCAATGCCCTTGCAAATAAAAAACAGCTTCATCTACAAAAGATGGCCATTGGAGACGGCGGTGGGCAATATTATGAACCCACCGTCAGCCAAACTAAATTACGTCACGAAGTATGGCGTGGCGATTTAAATACATTAACCGTTGCGCCCAATAATCCTAACTGGTTAATTGCGGAACTTGTACTGCCCGAAAATATCGGTGGCTGGTATGTACGTGAAGTCGGTGTTTTTGATACTGACGGTGAACTCATTGCTATCGGTAAATTCCCTGAGTCGTATAAACCGCTATTACCCGGCGGCAGCGGTAAGCAAGTTTGCATTCGTCTTATTATGGAAGTTTCCAATACGGCAGCGGTAACACTCACCGTTGACCCCAGTATTGTGCTGGCAACGCGCGATTACGTCGATTCGCAACTGGATGAACATGAACGTTCAACTAATCATCCTGATGCTACGTTATCGCAAAAAGGCTTTACGCAGTTGAGTAACTCCACTGACAGCGATGACGAAACCAAAGCGGCTACGCCCAAAGCGGTGAAAGCAGCGATGATTGAAGCTCGAAATCATCGTCATACCTGGAGTCAGATTACTGATATTCCGGATGGCACGCTGGCGCAAAAAGGGATCGTGAAGCTTAATAACGCGACCAATAGTACCAGCACGACAGAGGCGGCGACACCGAGCGCGGTCAAGGCGGCGTATGACCTGGCGAATGGTAAGGCTGCGGGAAACCATACTCACCCATGGGGGCAGATTACGGGTGTTCCAGACGGCACCCTGTCGCAAAAAGGGATTGTGACGCTTAATAACGCGACGGATAGCACCAGTACGACTGAGGCGGCGACGCCTAGTGCGGTGAAGGCGGCGTATGACTTGGCGAATGGTAAGGCTGCGGGTAGTCATACGCACCCCTGGGGGCAGATTACCAATATTCCCGACGCAACTCTTGGTAAGAAAGGAATTGTTCAGCTAAGCAGTACCGTCCCTAATACCAGTACAACAGAAGCAGCAACGCCATACTCAGTTAAGGTTGCCTATGACCTTGCGAACACTAAAGCTCCGGCAAGCCATACTCATCCATGGAATCAAATTACTGGTATCCCGGACGGTACGCTGACGCAAAAAGGGATTGTGAAGCTTAATAACACAACAAACAGCACCAGTACAACAGAGGCGGCGACACCCAGTGCGGTGAAGGCTGCGATGGACAAAGCAAATACAGCTTTGAATAACACCACTGCATCTATATCAGATGTCAGACTGGGTGCTAAATTTGATCAGGTTATGGCAAAAGGGGGGCGCTATGAATTTCCTGGTAATGTTCTGACTGGGTTGAGAATTATCGGAGAAGTGGATGGAGATGATCTCGCTATATTTCGCCCACTTCAGATAAAGGTTAGAGGTTCTTGGTATACGGTAGGACAACTTTAATGGAATATAAAAATTTCACACTCTATAAACCGGCAGAAAGTATTGGTGGTATTTTTTATCTAAAATCTGATGACGATGTTGATTGGTACGAGGCACAAAAAAAATTTTCTGCCGAAACGTTAAAAATTGCTTATGACAGCACAGGTAGAATTTGCATTGCGGATACTGATGCATCAGCGATTTGGCCAATAAATTCATCTATCAGTGAGATCTCATCTGAGAATGTTCCTGATGATTTTTCAACAAATGGGAAATGGTTCTGGAATGGCGAAACGATAATCAATGCTGTAACAATCGTAACTGCTAAAAAAAATAAAATGGAGGATATCAAAAATCGACGAGATGAAATAACGGCAGACTACATCATCATCAACGACCATCACTTCCACAGTGATACCAGCAGCCGAATCCAACAGATCTCGCTCACTAAAATGGGTAAGGAGAAACAAATTCCGCCAGGTTTAATGTGGAAAACTAAAAATAACGGTCTGATTGAGTTAACCAACGAAATCGCCGCGCAGTTTGAATCCGTCACCATGGATCACGATATGCGCTTATTCGCCAACGCCCAACGTCATATCGCGGCGGTGGAAGCTCTGGACGATATTCAGGCGGTGCTCGATTACGATTACTCCACAGGCTGGCAACCATGAGTAAAACCACTGTCTGGCTCGCTTGTTATAAGGGCCGAACAGAGCACCGCGGTATTGCCCGACTGGCTGACTGGCTTACCCGTAAGATCACACGCGGTAGTTATTCCCACTGTGAATTAGCCGTTAAGCATGGTGAAAAGAGTTACCTTTGTTACTCCGCATCCCTACGCGATCGCGGCGTACGCGGAAAGATAATGCCATTACCGCCAGATAAGTGGGATATGCTGCCACTTAACTCCAGCCTTCAGGACGTTGAAGCTTTTTTCCATAAACATGATGGCAAAAAATATGACTGGCGCGGCGCGCTTGGAATTATCACCGGCAATAAAGAACAGCGCGATCGCCTGTTTTGCAGTGAATTTTGTGCTGAATTCCTGCAATTAAAAGATAGTTGGCGATACTCACCAAATCACCTGTATGCCTTAGTAAGTAACTGGCAATCCCATCCGTAAATAACACCGGGCACAGTGCCCGGTTCCTTATATACTCTAAATAGCTTATATAGACACATCCCCGATGCAAGCACGGTCAGACAGAGAAAATGGCCTCAGTGCCTTACCCCAAAAGGGCTGACCGAAAGTGGAACACTATTCCGCGAGGCTATTTAGAATCAGGCTATAAGGCATTCATAAAAAATATCATTCCACACAAAACATTTGCATAGAGAATAAAAAGCGATTTTTAAACATAAATATATTGCGTTATAAATCACTTCAAATATAGTTTGTCCTTTTGGCGCCCTCATAGACGATGCGAGGAAACAGCATGTTTACTGCCTCACTCCTCTGGAAAAGTAAGGTTATCACTAATAAAAATGAGTCAGATAACACGTTACTGTCTGCACGCCACAAAGATAGAGGCTTAAGTAGGGCAACATTCATACATACACTATGCACATACGCTGATTCCTCATTTGCTTATAAAAACTCAATAAAGCAAGGTAACAATAAAAAGGATAATTCATCATGGTTGATAAAATAATTTTCACTGTTACGCCAATTTTTTCCATTCCTCCACGTTGCGCTGCTGCTGTAGAAACCTGGATTTATCAGGTTGCTATGATGACAAGAATACCGAATAGAATTGTTTGTATAAAAGAAGAAGGTTATTCTGATACCACCACTGTCAGTGAACGATGCTCAATTCATCGCATCGGATTCAGTCGAATTTATAAACGCATATTTCAGAAATTGACGCGTATAGATCCCCTACCTTACTCTCAACGAATTTTGAATGTCGCTAACGATTTCAATATTACGGATAACAGTGTAATCATTGTACATAATAGCATGAAGTTATATCGTCAGATTCATGAGCGTTCACCTCAGGCAAAAATAGTAATGCATATGCATAACGCTTATGAGCCAAAAGGAATGGATGCCGATGTCAAAATGATCGTCCCCAGCAACTATTTAAAAAACTATTATCAGGGGTTCCTTCCTGATGCAGACATCGCTATAGTTCCAAATGGCACAGATCCATATAATACAGATAAGCACCATGCCAAAATCAACAGATCTGATCTGAACATATCCCCTGACAAGAAGATTATATTTTATGCGGGAAGAATATCTCCTGAAAAAGGGTTGATGTTACTTCTGCAAGCGTTTGAACTACTCATCAGAACCCATGATGATATAGAACTGGTTGTTATCGGAGATTATGCGAGCAAAAGTAAGGGTGAAAAAGGAATTTACCAACAGAAAATTCGAGAATTAGCAAAACAACTAGGTTCACACTGCCATATGTTAGGAGGTGTCGCTCCTGAGGAAATGTATCGCTATTATTCTCTGGCTGATTTAGTTGTTATTCCATCTCAATTTCAGGAGCCATTTTGTATGGTGGCAATAGAAGCGATGAGTGCAGGTAAACCTGTACTGGTGAGTACTCGAGGTGGAATGATAGAATTTGTAAAAGATAAAGATACCGGCTATCACCTGCAAGAGCCGATGACACCCGAAACAATTGCTGTAGATATAGAAAAAACACTTAACAATTCTGATTTACTTAGTGTTGCCCATCACGGAAAACAATTTGTCATGGAAAATTATTTATGGTGGCAAGTCACTCACAAGTTTGAAACTGTAATTAGCAATTGGTTTGATTGA